CGAAGAATCTTAAGCACTCCATGTGCTAACCCATCTCTAAGGCTTTCGCCCTGCTTTTGCATCGTCTTGCCCTCTTGAGGTCTCAGCTATTCAAATCTAATAAGCCGCTGGTAAGGCTTAGCACCTGAAAAGCCCGTCTAATCTAATAGTACGGGCTTGGTGAGTGCTGGCGCATTAACTATTTAAGTCTAAGTCTTGCTATGTCGTATTCTTTCTGCGCCTCTTTTGTTGGCATGCTATCGCCGATGTACCCATCATTATGATAGGTCTCTAATATTAGTTCAGCGCTAGACTTAAGCTCTTTATTTGCCTCGACAACCAACCATTCACTATAAGCGCTTCCATTATCTATTTGGTGGTTATAAAGCATGTCGTCAATTCTTGATAGCGTAAAGCCTTTGTAAATAGTTCCGCCTATGTGTTGAGCTATAAACATTCTTCTTTCCTCTTAGTTAATGTTTTGTTTCGATGAATCTAATCTACGCCCGTTTGATTTCATTGTAAAGCTTTATTTTATGTATTTTATTCTGCATTAGGTTATTGACAATATACATAATAAAGATTAATATTAGGCATCTTAAATCAAACAAGGCTCAACAATGAAGAATATAGCAACAACAATTAAAATTTACCCTAACAGCCGCCCCAAGCTTGAAGATTTAGTGCAAGTAAGGAAGGATAAGCATTCGTTAATCAAAACCCAGGAAGCTATCGTTGCTGATTTAATTGATAAAGCTCATAAAAAGGAATGTAAATCATGAGCTGCCTTAGATTAGAAAGCGCCAACACAGTTACGTCAAAGCGCACGCTAAAGGTCTGCAGGCCTGTTCAGCAAGTCTCTATGTCTGGCTCAGAGAAAACTAGTAACATGAAGCAATCAGCGGCCAGCAAGAGCCTAGAGCAGCGTCGAGAATACTTTAAGGAGAAGCAAGGATGAGTGACTCACCTAACGAACTAAAAAACGATATTGACAGGCTTAAACTCAGAGTTATAGCTTCAGCCAAGTCATACACCGAGTTATCTACAGTTACTAATAGCATTATCGACTCCCTTGAAAAACGTCTTGCGCTAGCTTTTGAGAAGATTGAGCAATTTGAGCTTGAGCGTGTAGAACTTAAAAAGCACGTCAAGGACTTGTCATTGTATTTACAGGTTCAGGCCATATAATGAAATGCATGATACCAACAGCAATGTATATTTTATTCATCGTGTTGGTATTTTCAGGGGTTGTAGGCTTGGGCTGCTTGTATTTAATGATTCATGATTTTATTGATAGCTGCATGGTGAGTAACGATGAAATTCATTAAGCTTGACAATGAGCCATGCGATATAGGTCATATAGCTATTCACAGCGACTTTTCAGTGACTCCATGTGGCAACTGGTTTATTCATGACGACTACTTAATAGCTTGCCCTGAAGAAGAGGTTATGAGGGTTTTGGCAAACGCTCAAGAATGTGTAGATAAGATTATTCGTGATTTGATTAATTGGGGTAGAGAATAAAATGGATATTTTAATTAACTTTGTCATCCTTATGAGTGTTGGCCTTTGGTTTTACGCTGTCATTATTGATTATACTTGTAACCGGCCTATGTGGGCTTTTTTTAATTTTATGATATTCCCGATCGGAGTGGTTCGGGGTATTGTTCTTAGTTTTGAATAGGAGAGAAATGTGATCACATACCAAGTTAAAGTCATTGAGCTAGGCTCTAGAGAAGAAACAATGATAGGTGAGCCAACTAGTGAAAGAAGGGCTATTTTGATAGCTGAAGGTGTTAGTAGAAACTTGAATCATGATAAGTTTTATGTTGATTACTGGTCTGTTAAAAATAAACTTGCAGAGGGGAGTGATAAGTAAGATAATTATATCGCGGGTGTGAATTGATTGATCCCTTTTCTTGCCTCTGCCTTTGTGCCGCCCGCGTATTTTTTCTCAAACAAAGGTAATTGACACAAAGGCCAAATATGCACTACTACCAATTTAACATAGGTGATTACCGTCGAGATACAGGCCATTTAAGCTTGTTAGAGCATGGTATTTACAGATCATTACTCGACACATATTATCTAAATGAGTCCCCTTTATGCGAAGATAATGCGATTCTTATGCGAACTCATTGCATACGTACGAGTGATGAAGAAAAAGCCTTTAAAAATGTGTTAAATGATTTCTTTATTTTAACAAAAAAAGGCTACTCTCACAAAAAGTGCTCAGATCAAATTAAGAAATATAACAACAAGTCAGAGAAGGCAAGGCTTTCAGCTAAGGTTAGATGGGATGCGAAGGCAATGCGAACGCATAGCGAAGGCAATGCTAACCATAAACCAATAACCAATAACCATAAACCAATAAAAGAAAAGAGTAAAAGAAAGGTTTTTGCAAAACCGACCCGCGAAGAAACTTTCATGTTTTCTAATTCTGAAAGCTTAAACGTAACTGGATTCTTTGATTACTATGAATCTAACGGCTGGAAGGTTGGTAAAAATATTATGAAGGACTGGAAGGCTGCAGCAAGAGGCTGGAGTAAAAGGCAAAGTAAATTCTCACCTAATCAACCTTACAGCAATAACTTTATGAAAGAGGAATTCAAGTAATGCTAAAAAAAGACTTTCAAAAAATACTGAATGAAGAAATTGAATTTTCTGGCAAACGGTTTACCGGTGATTCAGATCAAGACAGGAAGAATTTATATTTTAGATTTGCCGAGAGATATTATGACAGTCTTGGTTACCTAACAGAATCGGCCCTTAAAACTGCTTTCAAAAAGTGCAGAGAGCAGTTTGAATATTTCCCTAAGATTAATCAGCTATTAAAATTCTGCTCAACCGAAAAGCCAGCAGAGCAATCAATTGATTACAAAGCTTTACCTCAGTCGAAAGAAAGCAAGGATATGATGAAAAAAGCAATGGCTGGCGGTAGCAAGTTCCAGGTAGGCGAAGAAACTCTAAGAGGTAACTTTGCGCTACTATCTCAAAGATGGCCTCATAGTAATTGGGATGAAGCCTTAAATCGTGAAATTGAGATTGATTCACATAGATTGGTTAGAGGCTAATCGTGGTAGAAATGTTAGGGATTTGATTAAATAAACTGGAGAGAGAAGGTGAGTGTAGAAGAAACAATAAAAGATCGTGATAGCAAATATGGTAGCTTTGCTGATTACTGCGCAATAAGTTTTAATTTAAAAGCTAATATGAAGTTTGCTAAGAACGGAAGAATATCCCCCTTACATAGAGAGGCGTTAGATATGATCTTCTGCAAAATAGCAAGGATACTGAACGGAGATCCAAGTCTAGTCGATAATTGGCATGACATCGCAGGTTATGCGCTTCTAGTTGAGAAAGAATTAATTAAGGATAAATCGGTTAAACCTGAAGATTTTGGCGCGATTTCAGATGAAGTCTAACCAACCATTAGAAAGATAGATTAAGAGGTGATTATGATTAGATTAATGCCAATATATTTTGCTTTAGAATTTAGCTTGTTTGGTGTGCCTGAATATGTAGTTTCTTATTTGCAGCCTTTTTATATTGAGAAAGCTTATTAAATTCTTGATTAATACTTAGGTATTACTGTAGTATTACCATTCTAACAGGAGGTTAGATTATGTTTTGTGTTTATGGTAAGAGTAGGCCTTTGGCAAAGAAGAAGATCCAGAAGTTAATGGCTGATTGCTTTAGTGATATTTTTGTTGAGTTGAAAAAGAACGAGCGATTAAATCAGTCAGATAAGCAGTTGATAGTTGATAGGTATGTTGAGTTCGAATTCAAGTCAATGAAGCCTAAGAAGTGTACTCATGAGTTTAGCGCGCCCGAATTTTCAAAGGAGGCTTATGAGCTTATGAAAAAAGATCATTGTAATTTTAGCGATTTAACCCTTATGAAAAAGGTTAAAAAGACCAAGGGTATAACAGTGAGCAAGAAGACTAATAAAATAATGCTGGAGTGGGTTAAGTTAAATGGGTAAATACACAAAGAAAGAAAAAGAGCCGTTAGTAATGCAGCCTGTCAGGTTCGAGCGACGAGCTATCAACGAGGTCGCAGAGATACATAATAACTTTTCAGAGTTTGTGAGAGATGCGGTTGACGCTCATATTAAGGCTTGTAATGAATCAACTAGACTTATTTCTTGAGAGCAGATGTAAGTATCTTGTTCTGGTTAATGGTCGAAAGGTTGAGTGCTGGTATTTTGACGGCGTATTTACTTCGATGAGCTATGCGCAATTGAAAGACTGTGAGATTATTGAGCGTATTGGTAATGAGCGCGAACTGTTTGGTAAAGGAGAATGATTATGATTACCCAAGACCAGGTTAAAGAGTTGTTTAATTACGACAAGCGGACTGGCGATTTAACGTGGAAGGCACCTCTAAACTGCAGCATTAAAATAGGCGCTGCCGCTGGGTATGTAGATGCTAATGGTTATTTAATAAGTCAAATAGCTGGCAAAAAATACAAAAACCATAGAATAATATTTCTTTATTGTCATGGGTATTTACCTCCAATATTGGATCATATAGATGCAGATAAGTTGAATAACAGAATAGATAATTTAAGGGTCTGCACTCTTTCGGAAAATAGCCATAACGCAAACATCAGAAAAGATAACAAGTCAGGAATTAAAGGCGTTAGCTTCTCTAGGTCAAGCAAAAAATGGCTTGCTCAAATACAAGTTAACGGAAAAAAGATTTATATAGGTCTATTTGACTCCATAAAGTGCGCAGAGAAAGCCGTTAGAGAAAGAAGATCGCTTATACATAAGGGTTTTGCTAATCATGGGTAGCTACTCAACGCCAGAAGATAAACCAGTTAGAACATTAACCCAAAACGCGGCCATTCATAAGTATTTTTCAATGTTGGCTGAGTCGCTCAATAACGCAGGGTTGGACGTCAAGAAAACATTAAGGCAGGACTTTGATATACCGTGGTCTGAAAGTCTCGTTAAAGAGCTTATATGGAAGGGAGTTCAAAAGGCTATGTTTGACATAGATTCAACGACAAAACTCAATACAACGCAAGTTAGCGAGGTTTACGAGGTGATTAATCGTCACATTTCATCAACTCATGGCGTTAGCGTTATATTTCCGAGTAATGAGAAATGATAACTAATGACGAGCAACACCGTAAGGACTGTTTACGCAGGCATTATGAAGACATGGATAAAGTTAGGGCTTTAGATTTGATGGGTGAGTTGGGTAAAAAAGCTAAGGCTATTTTTGTTAAGAGGATCAATTATGCAAAAGGTTATAAGTTTATTTAAAAAAATACTTCATAGGCATAAATACACCACGTTAAGCATGTACGGCCCCAGACCTCAATATAACACCTTAGAGTGGGGGTTTTTAGTTAGGTGTGATTGTGGTCACTGCAAATTAACAAAGCTACCAGGAACTATTAAAATTGTGGAGTGCGTTAAAGATGATGTATAAAAAAGGTCAGATAGTGCCAAATCAATTAATCAAGAGAAAATCAAATGTTTCTCATTTAGTTAAGTTTGGGTGCGATTGCAAGATTATCGGTAGAGAGCTTTTCGCTTTATCATCGGGAAATCTTATTGAAATATCCAAACAGAGAATAAACGGAAAGAAAGGTAAGCCGCATAAATATTTGGGTGTTTTGAATTTTATTGATATTAAGGGTAATGATTGTGATAAAGCGTTTATTTATATAGTTGCTCCGTTGCGTAAGTTGAATTTTAGAGGGTTTGTATCAATTGGCTAACTCAAAACTAAGGTGTAAGCACTGTCGAGAATACTTTAAACATGAAACCATGGTTATTTCTCCTGGCGGTAAATTCTGTACTAATGAGCATCGGATAGAGTGGGCTATTGAAAACCAATCCAAAGGAAGGAAGAAAATTGAACAATCTGAACGCAAAGAGATTATCAAGGCGAAGAAAAACAATCTTAAAACTAGAAAAGATGCAGCAAAAAAAGCTTGCCATGATTACATTAGAGCTAGAGACAATGGAAAAGGGTGTATCTGCTGCGGCAAGCCATTAGGCAATAACTATCATGCTGGTCATTGGCTAGAATCAGGAAACAATCCCCAGGTACGTTATAACGAAGATAATATTCACGGCCAACGATTAGACTGTAATTTCTTTCGAGGTGGTGATTCTGGTGATTACAAAGAAAACTTGATAGCTAAAATTGGATTAGACAAAGTCAACCAACTTAGAAACCTAGCTGGAGGCACTATGAAGCGTACCCCTGATGACTATCGAGCTATTGAAGACCACTTTAAGAAAAAGTTGTTTGAATTAATTTAGCCCCATTACAGGGCTATTGATTACAAAGCAAACCAGCCTTTAGGGTAGTGGCAAATTATTTGTATGTCCTTATTTGCCACACCTAGCGTTCCATCGGCCTCGACCCATCTATACCTGAAACTAGCATTCGTGGTTGAACCACCGCCGGTTAAGGCCGTTGGCACTGCTAAAGAGCCATCAAAAATGTCAGTTATTCCTTGTATTGTACCTCCCAAAACAACCTGCATAAAAGCGGGTTTACTGCCATTAAAAGGGAAGGCTATATCAGTATTAGGGGCTACATTAGACACGCTAAATATCTTAGTTTTAGGCGCATCTAATCTCATAAGCTGCTGTGATGTTATAGATTGATCAACATCATCAACATCAGTATAAGTACCTGTCATAGTAAAATCATCTAAATCAATAGATCCTGACAATTCGACCACTGTATCTGAGTTATTCATAATTCCAGCTTGTACCGCTACCATGAAACTTAAATCACCATCAGGAGCATGATCACGCCTTGTGATGTTTGATATTTGTATAGTTGATTTAAAGTTAGATATTAAAGGCACAGTTGTTGCTGTGGGTATTTTAATGTTCTGCATGTATAACCCTCTTATACTAGCTGAACAATTAGACAGGTTAAAAGCGCTCGATACTATCTCTGTGTTTTCCCAATGCAACGCTGTTATTTCTAGATTGAAAACTGAGTCAGAAACTATAAGCTGATTAACCTTTCCTTGACCTGTTTCATAAGTGTTTATATTAACCTCACCAACCTCTTTAAGCCATAAACAAGCCGTTGCTGTTGTCGTCTTATTATTAAACCCACCACAATTAGTTATATTGACGGTGGTACTTGGGCCATCTATCCTTAAATGTGCTGTACTGGTATTTTCGAATCTACACATTAGGTAAGTCTGAAAGAAACCTGCATTCTGACTGTATATTCCATACGCACCACCATCTGTATGGATATTGGAAAACATGGCGTTGTGATTATCCCCCAGCAGCGATATCGCTGGTAACGTGTGAACTGCCAAAGGTGTTGTGTATTTAGCGGTGAAATTATGAGTGTGAAAAAAATCCATCCCAGCCGAAAATATTAAAACTGATTTTGTGTTATCTGATTGCTCAAATACCGCGCTTCTAATGGGTCTGTCTGATGCTATAGGCGCTTCTATTGTTGGTGTTTCAGACATTAAGCAGGGAGAAACGTGATCAGGATTAATAAATGTTCCCAATGCTTTAGCTAACGTGCTAGCTCTTTCTAACCTTGTATGGTTGTCTGGTTGGGCTGGGTTAATACCCATCGTGCTAGTCTTAACGCCGCCACCAGCCTCTATCCTCAACTCAAAGCTGATTGAATCATCTGCTACCCCTATAATAATATCAAACGTGTTAGGTGTTACGCTTGAGGTTGAAACAGCGTCGTAAGTACCTCCGCCATCGTTTCCGGTTGAGAACGCTTTATTGTGTATGATATCTCCAACTTTCATTACAACTACTGTTCCATCATGAAGTATCGAATTAGCCATGTCAGATGTAGTTAATGTTTCGTATCCGGTATAGGAGCTTATCTCTTCGATTGTTATAGGCGTGCCTTCCAATACATTCTCAATAAAGTATTTTTGAGCACCAAGCCTATCCAATATTTTTAGCGAGTAGTTACCATCAACGTCAAGTCGAACTGTCTGACCTAGATATACTGGAACACCACCAGCACCAACAACAAAAGGCTGTGCGACAGGGACAACTGTCCCATCTTCTTGAATTACATTTAATTGCTTTTGATTGATTACAACTTCAGGATCAAAGTCTGGTTCGCCAACAAATATCTGGCTATTAAATAATGGCCGACCCTTTAACGGATCAGGAACATATAGTATTGGTAAGTCGATTATAGCCATTTTGTCACCTATTGATTTAGTTTGTGGTGTTTAGTTTTTCTGTTTCAGTAGTTCTTTTATTGATTTAAACGCCGCCTCTTCGTTTATATTTCTGACTGCTTCAATTGCTTTTTTTCCACCGCTCACAGCCAAGCCCGTCATAGTAGTTGGAATCTCAGACACTACCGATGAGAGATCACCTTTAAGGCTGGTTCTAGCTACAGGTTTAAAAACGTTATCCAGCTCATCAGCAAATAGGATTTGAGACAATATATCGTCCTGGCCTTTTGCTATCTTGCCGTATTTTTGGGCTACATTTTCAATGCTGTCTATCGCATCCATTAAAGGGATTCTTGATTGTGCATTACCCATAATTCTTCGCAATAGCGTGCCAGTTGCTTTACTTGCGTTAGGCCCGGTTAAATCCATCTTCTTGCCTGTTACATCTTTCAGTGCATCAAGCGCCCCAATAGTTTCAGCGTATTCAGTGTTGACTTTGTTGTAGTCTGGGAATTCAACATCTAAAGACTCGTCTAAATTTCTTCTCAGGCTTTTTAGAACCCTTTCGGTTTTACCGCCTAGCCCTTCTGTTTTTTTACCGTAGGATATATGCTCATCAATAAACCGTTTTAACTGATGGACCGCATAAGCATCATTAGTCCGAGCACTTCTTAGTCGGTTAACCATAGTATTGATAATTTTCTCAGCACTTGGAATGCCTTCAATGTCAGAGCCTTTAAAGTTAGGCTTACCTTTAGCGTCAAACTGTACCCCCATAGAATCCAAATCATCAGCAAATTGATTTAATGCAGGAGACTTATCAACCCTTTGACCTTTTAGTTTTCTTGCTTCAACATCGAGCGCTTTACCAGCCTTTTTGTTAACACTGACAATATCTTTAACTCGCTCCATTAAGGTGTCACCAGCCACATCAGCCGGTCTATTCTTTTGGCCGTATAAAGCGTTCTTTTTTACCTTCTCCATTATATCAACCATTTTAAGCATCTTAGATTGGTCTAATTTAGTCGAACCTTTTACCGCCGCTATAACGCCAGGATCAAAACCTTGCTTAATAGTGCTTTGTGCGGCAGGATCTTTAACAACCTTAACAACGCCTTTCTCTATGCTTTGAGCAAGCTTAAACGGTGCAGTGTCAGCGTTTGCAGAACCTTCCTGTATCATTTGCCCTATCTTTTGTTTCGTTGCTGACTGTGCTTTGCTAGTGCCTTTTGATATAGCTTGAGTTGCTCTTTGTTGGGATAGTTGCTGCGCGCTTGGTTTGCCGCCTCTAACGCCCAAAAGGGATAAAGTCGCCTCTGGTAATGTTGTTGCAATAGACGCTAATAATGGGCTTCCAGTTGCCGCGTAAGTATCATCACCAAGATATTGTTTGAATTCCTGAACCTTTTCAATAACTGGCTCTACAACTCCGGCCACATCTGCAATAGCCTCTTGGCCTGACTCTGTTCTTGGTTGGTAAGTTAACGCTTCTCTTGTTGCTTCGACTGCTCTGGCTCCTGCACCTTCTTCAGCAAAAGGATTCAAAGATTGGGCAACCCCAACAATTCCAGCTAATGGCTCAGCTATTGCTCCAGAGGCTAAGGAAAGTGCGCCTTCTGCACCACCCAACAATTCACCTCCAAGTGTAACTTCTCTTGGCGTGGCTTCAGGGATAGGTTGCTCTTGTGGGGCTTGGGACTGTTGGGCCTGAATCATTCTGGCAATACGCGCAGCGGCCTCAGTATCTCCGGCAGCATCAGCGTTTCTTAAGGCTGTCATTAAGTCAGGCATTTAACCACCGTATTTTTTAAGTAAGTCTTCATCGGATAAAGCTTGTTGTGTTGCTGCGGGTTGACCCTGTACAGGTTGTTGCGCTCCTGCTTGTTGCTCAGCATCTTTATTTCTAAGAAAGCCAGCAACTGTCCCGCCTTGATCTAAAAACTGTATTTGCTCGTTGTAATAATTACGGAGCTTTTGTTGTGCTGCTTTTCTGTCGCTCAAAAAGATTATTAATTCTTCAGTATCAAGTCCGGTTGGCAGCGCAACATCTTTCGCTAAGGCTAACTCTCCAGCAGACAAGGCACCAAAGGTCGTCGCCCCAACTACATCAAGCGCCATTGAGCTTCTGATATTATCAAGTGCAACCGATGCCGCTTTAATTGATGGCCACATTTTCTCAACTACGCCAACTCCAGCGCCTCGCCCAAGCTCTGATATTGCCCGGTCAATATTTCTAACGCCTGCGTCAATTTTAGTTATAGTTTCAAACCCTTTATCAATGGCCTTGGCTCTTGAGGATCCTGTCATTTCCGCAAACTTTCCTTCTTGCTTTATGTCGGCCAATGCTTTTGAATAGCTTTTAATTGTTCCGTCTTCTATTCCTGTCATTACAGCATTGCTAATAGCTCGACCTTTTGTACCGGCTTTAACTCTTCTGGCAAGCTTTTTTTCTGCAGGGCTAAAATCTTTAATTAAGTCGTTAAATGCGATAGCTTCAGCGGGAAGATCTGCGCCACCTTCTTTCTGGCTCTCTGTGAATTTTTGGTAATTGCTCCAAGTGTCCGGGTCAGTCATAGCTACTTGCTTTTTCAATGTCAATAAGTCTATCTCACCATTCAGTAAGGATTGAGCTGTCTTTGTTGTGTTTATTGGGTTGGCTCCCATCCTTCTTAACTCTTCAGCGCCTTCTAGTAAGTATCTAGCCGCTTCCTCTTCATTGTTTGCAGCAATAGCCATGCCGAAAGATCTTTTAGCTACATCTTTAGTTTGCTCGCTAGCAAATCCAAAAGCGTCTTGTGCAATTTTCGACATACCAGGATATTTAACCGAGAATTTAGCCATGTCATTAGGATTTGGAGAATCTAAAGCTATTGCAAACTCATCCCGCATTATCCTTTGCATTCTTGCAGACTCTTCGCTTTTAGCTTGATCTGCAGCGGCCTTTCTCTTATCTCCAAGCAAGCTAAAATTAGAGTAGCCGCTACCTCTAACGCCTATTGGTTTAACAGCTTGATTAACTAAGAACGGATTAACCATGATTAACTCCTATCAAGTCATAATTTACAGCTTTATATCCATTTAGGACGCCCACTGCATCCGGGTTAATAAGCTCGACCTCTTGAGCCATAACACCAAAGCCTTCACCAGAAAGACCAATACTGTTAGCTATTGAATTCCAAACCCATTTATAAGTGTTGAATCCGTTCTTTATGCCAGTCTTAATAATATCTTTCTTCAGCCTAGAGTCAGAGTTACCCATTGCAGACATTCCAGCTTCATGTGCGTATTGGCGCTCTTGCCTCATTGCGTCAACGTATGATTGAGAGCCAGCTAAGTAGCCTTGAGACTCTGCTACCATGCCTTGACCTAGTGTTTGGCCGATTCCTGCTTGCTGTCCTGCTATCATTGGAGCGTAAGACGGTAGTCGTGATAAATCAGTTAACCCGCCCATAGATGCCATTAACGCCTGTAAATTCAACCCTTGGGCATATTGTCCAAGTGAACCTTGAGTATTTCCAGAACGAACTCCGCCAGTCATCCCGGCATTTCTTAGTATAGACGCCTCGCCTTGTTGTTGCCCGGCCATTATCGCCTTAAATATGGGGGAGTTTTGAAGGTTTTGCATAGCTGCTTCTCGGTCGCCACCCAACCCCTGTAAAGCGCCTAGTTGAGACAATGCTCCCGATCTTAATTCGGATGGTAGCCTCTCCTGTTCTAGCATATAGTTCCAAGCATCGGTTTGATATCCAGCCGTAGTCTCGGAAGCGGCTCTAGCTTCTCTACCAGCTCTTTCTTGTTCGCTGGTATTTGACAGACCTATTTCGTCTGTTATTGAATTCATTACACTGCCCATACTATCTCGCCCTCACATAAACCCTACAATCTTTTGAATTAGCTATATGAATAAAACCTATATTCTTAACTAGCCTTTCTACGCTTTTAAGTGATACGTTTGCAAAAACCATCTCACACCAAGCAAAATTTTCATAAATAAACGAATCTGCATCTTCCATTGCTTCCCTTAACTTTCTCAAGCCTTTCCTATCGCTAGAAAAATGACAAGCCATACCGTTACCGTGTCGAGTCATTGAAAATAGTATCTTGCAATCTTCATTATCCCACCTATAAACTAAGTGGGTATCCGTTGTGCAGAGCCCGTTAAGCTCGCCAGCGTAAGGAGTTAGCATTATTAAAGCCCGTTGCAATTTTAACTATTCTAACATAAATCATAAAAACTATTAATCACCAGTGGTTAACTCATCTAAAAACAATTGGAATAATGAAAGCTGCTCTACATTTGATAAGTTCAAATCAATCACTACATTATTTTCACCTTTTGAAATAGTGGCTTTTTCTGTAGTTGGGTTAAAATTATAGCAGTCAATCTTGGTGTCGCCAGCTAGATCGATAAACTTATTTAGTTCGCAAACGTTCATACTGAATCCCATGCTATTGTAAAAGTCACTCTACTCTTTCCTGTTTCGCTATGAGCTTTTTTTGGTCGAAAAGAGACCCTGTAGCCTTTTTCAGCCAATGCGGCACATACGTCCCCTAGGTCTAAATTCTCCCCAGACTGAACAATTTCCACCGGCGTTGTCCGTCCGTTTATTACGGCTTCCAGATCGAAAGTTGAGGTTTTTGTTCTTCCCGCTGCTGCTGCAGTATCAACTATAACGCCGATAGCGTCACCTACAGCGCCGTTCAACGTGGCACTTGGTGTTTTTGAAGCTGTATTGGTCCGAGTTGTTGATGCGTCATTTAATGCCATTAGTGATCCTCAATCCAAACTAGGCCAGCTATCAAGTCACCCGCTGCGCCACTAGTAGTATTTCCAACAATTGCAAAAGTTAGAGAGTTTTGTATCGCTGTTATTTGTTGCCTGGTTACATTGAACCTCGCTTGATCATTGGAATTTGTAGCGATAACAAAAGTCCCTATTGACCGACCGCCAAGCAAAGTGACGGCATCTGTAGCGACCTCCATAACTGAAGTGGTTTTATCTAAATAACTCCAGTCTAAGTCCCCTGAGAATACTGGCTCTATAATTAATTCAAATACAGCTGATTTATTTGCTTCATTGGCAGCTGTAATTAAATTTGGAAGGATTTCTATTCTGTTAACTCTTCCTGAAAAAGACGCTCGATTCCTGAATGCTATTAAATTAGTTTGTAAAACTCCAACGCTTAATTGGTTGTTTGAATCAGATCGGGGTTGACCTGCTCTCTCTATCTTGCCTTGAATATAAGACGAGGCAGAATCACCTTGAATGGTTATGTTGCTTGTATTCCCCAAATTCCTAACCAGCCATCCAACGCGATAAACTGGGTTGCTAGTAACTGGTGTTATTCTCGTGTTGGCAGATTGAATCCTGTGAACAAGAATCAACTCAGCGCTTTTGCTATCTTCAATAAAAAACCCAACGCTACCGAAACCCATACACCCTTGTATTTGATATAAATTCCCTTTTGTTGGATCTAAAACATCTTGAGAGTCTCCATCTAATCTTGTATCCCCATTCCAGCTTGCTTGGGGTATAAAATTAAGAGTCGGATCTACTCCGGCGGTAATTTGTGACCATGCCGCCGCTGCAGTTCCTGTGCTAGAAAAAGTAAAGGCTCCTTGAGGTCCAGATATTAAAGCTTGAGCAATGACCTGATCGTTATTCGAAGTGATAGTATAGTTAGGGACTGTTCCATTTAGTTCGCTCGCTAACTCAAAGGCTGTATGCTGAACTGTTCCAGATCCTACCGTCAAAACAACAGGGTATGCAACGCCATCAATAGTTACCGTGGCAGTCTCTGCGCCACCAGCAACGGTAACAGTAAGCTCCTGGTGTTCCGCCTCTCCGTCAAACGCGTGAACTATGCCGAATGCAGTCCCAATATAACCAAATGCAAATACATTTTCTGCTGTAATAAATCCAGCCGCCTGCTGGGTGTTGGCTACACCTAGTGTAAATAGAGCGGTAAATCTCGCCGCGCCTCCCTGCCCCTGCCTAAATTTTAATTGTCTAAATGATAATATACTAGCTAGCCCATCTGGTGCTGTTCCTGTTTGAACCGTATACATATTATCCACGACTGTCGTGGTTCCAGACGGACTAGAATCAACTACCGTTAAAACATCGCTAAATATACCGTAAGAGGCGTTTATCTGAGTGATAGGTGTTATCTCTGCGGAAGTAGCTTCACCAAACGCTGTTTTTTGTACTTCTGGCGCAGCATTATTGCTCATATTTCACTCCACTCTATACCATCAAATACTAATTTCATTGAATAATTCCTAACGTTTAATACCTTAAATGTCTCGCCATCAATTTCACCTATAACTTTAACTGATGCCGCCTCCGGTTTTCTTTTAATGTTAATCTCGTCATCCTTTAGTGGTAATGTTTTTAGTAAAATTTCAATTGGTGACGTATTTCTACATATAATTGTTTGAAACTCTTCAGCCGTCAAACTAGCTGTCGTTAATATCGTTTCAAAAACTCGATATTCTAAATCCTCAACTCTTTCTTGTAGATCTAAAACTTCAGCTTGCAATACTTCTATATCTTCCTCGTTCTGAACTACCCTTAATTCTAAATCGTCTACTTCATCAGAAAGAAACGTAGTATCTTGAATTATCCCCTGGTAATCCTTAATTAATAAATCGGGCCATCTAAAACCCGCTTCATCAGTAAGTCTTTTTAGCTGATCATAACTTAGCGCAGCTCTTCTTGATGATGTTCGCCTAGGGTCGGCCACTAAGAAGCCTCTATTTTAAATCTTACGAAAGCCATTCTAGATCGTGAAGCCGTCCTTAATCTCATAGATACATTTTGAGCTACATATCCAAAACCCCAGATAATAAAGTTTTTGTTGTAATCAAAATTGGTCCCATATTCTTGAGTCCATTCAAAGCCATCTATACGCAAGTCATCTGATCGAGATACGAACACAGTCGCGTCATTATCTTGAGTTATTCCTGGGATTGTTTCCAATTGAATCATATCAATGGAAAGCGTTTCTAGATCAATTGTAGGAGTAAACAGAAGCCCCTCTACAATATCCCCGTAATGAGTGCATTTTGAATCATCAAGAAATCCGATAGTTGAATCAAACTTGTCGCCTATACACCACACTTTGAACCTTGGGTCAAAAACCAAATCTTTTCCTCGATAGGTTGCTTCACCTAAAACATCAGTCTTTAGGATACTCCACGCTAAGTTAATGCCGTAGTCTTTAGCGACTGACTCATTGTACGCCAATGTTAAGCCGGGTAGGTGTGCGACCATCCATGTAACAGCGTCTTTAATAAAAACCTCAACTACAGTTTTTGATAGCTCTTCCGCTGTAAACTGAGATAAAAGTTTTTCTATTTCTCTGCTTGATATTGATTCAGAAGATCCTGATTGAATCACTGCAAAGTGAGGCTGAGTATTAACCCTTCTGGTTAATGCGTACCACTGATCTTTATATTCAGCCTTTGCATAGGTCCCAACAATACCGGCCTTCACTGCTTTTAATGGAATTCTAGTATAAGTGAAATTTTCTAATCCAGAATTAACGAAATACTCTGTAGTTAATTCGTTAAATGCTATTAGCTCATTATCCTCATCTAAACCAACACCCCAAATTTTATCAGGCTGGAAATCTGATCCGCTAAAGGCTAACGGTTCAAATTTCTCTTCATCTAACTCGCTTGACTGAAATAAGAATTCGCCATCAGTTGCAACAAAACGAAAATCAGCCCAAACAATATCAATAGGATCACCTAAGTCATCGTCAGTAATTTGCCTGAATCCGTCTGTGGGGTTGTAATAGTAAAGCCTTAAATTAGCAACAATAGCTATATTGTTAAGTGAATATGTTAATGACGCCTGATCAGTTCCAGGTATTTCACCTAAAACGGTCACACTTTGATCATCCTCAATTTTGATAAATGATGTTCCACTAACTCGATATTGACCTTCAAACCCTGTTCTAGCCACCCAAATACCGCCACGGCTTACACCTTGACCTACCGCAAAATCAGACAGGCCGTAATAATTAAGCATATATCCTTTTTCGCCATATATATTTCGAAGGACAGCATAGTAGTTAACAGGTAAGGCGTCACGATAATCAACATTATTATCTACTTTATCGCCTTTGATAAATGTAACTGAAGGCATATCTAAACCTCTGTGATGCTAAAGTAGACGGTTTCAGGGTTAACTCTTCCGGTTGATGTTGTCACAGTTATTTTTACTGTTTGAGAGCCGCACTCCACCCCCTTGCACTCCATTGTTACAACGGTATCATTGAAAGAGTCGGATAATATCTGCAGTCCATTGGTAGGCAATAAAACAACACTTACAATAGTTGCACCATCAAGCAGGTAATTAGAGAAATCAATAGAAAACGAGTCTATTTCATCAACTTTTAAATCTAACGTATCACATGATATTGGTGAGCCTTCCTCAATTCGGAAAAATCTCAACCAATTAATAAATCTAAATGTATTTCCAGATCCTTTTGGCTGGCGTCTTGGTGGTGCTATCTGTTTAATTCTTGCTGTACGTGCGGACCAGTTAGATAATCCAGCCCTGGCTAATTTTGACAGCTCCATAGGTATGACCTTGCCAAAATTAGAGCCAAGCCTAATAGCCAAGTTGTCAGCGGTTGCTTCATTGAATGATGGATCTATTCCTGAGTCGGTATTTGGATCTAATACATCCTCGAAAATATAAGAAGAGCAGATATTTCGAGAAGAAAACGTATACATCATATCTTCAAGAGTCTCTAAAGCGTCCTCAATCTGATTATTAGATGGGTTAACGGTTATCCCGCTAATCCTTAAGCGCTTATAAGCTTTGTTGATATGCTCTATCTTAGTTTTACTCACAACCTAACTCTTTTTTAAGTGATGAAATCGATCTGTTTTTAGTTGATATTCCTGCTTTTTTTGCTGCGGCCTTTACTTCAGAATTAGACAGCTTGCCTGATTTATTTGTATCAACCTCTTTAACTTTGATTAGCTTTTCTGGAGTTGTTGAGTAACCAGCTTTTAACAGCCTGCCAACCTCAAGAGCATCAACTAACTCACGTTCTGGTTTTCCGTTTACTAGCTTATATAATACAGTGGACATAATGGACCTCTCTTTTTACTAATTTTAACACAGTTTTGAACAAATAAAAAAGGAGCCGTGAGACCCCTTTTTTATTTATCTAATCACAAACACTTATTGAATTGCTACACCAACACGTGAAGGATCTTTGATTGTAATTCCATACCAAGTGAATAAACGATATCTAAATGTCATGTCATTGATGTTTCCATCATAAACCATATACATGTTTAAACCGTTCTTCATGCGCTCAGTCATGACTTTTTTACCGTCAAACTCTTGCATTAATTCAGCCGGTATAGTTCCGCCTAATACTTCTACCGCGTCTTTGTCCCAGAATAAATTGGTTTTAGCTGTTGCATCAACATTAACACGAGCTACTACAGTAGTACCTATAATAACAGTATCGATATTAGCGTAAGCTAACTCGGTAGGTGTTAAAGCTGCGTCATCTGCTGCGATAGGCTTAGGGTAAACAGTAATACTTGTACCTGATGGTTTAGCTACAATTGTGAAAGTCATTAACTGACCTGTATCTGTTTTATCATCTAAACCAATAGCGTTAACACCAAGGGTGATCTTGTCGCCAATATTATAAGAGGCTGAAGCTGCTACCGGGATAACTGCTTGACGATAATCAACGTTAGTACAAACGCCAGTTACCGGGTCAACTGTTCCACCTTCGGGCTTAAACGACTGATCACCTGTCACGGTAGTTGCGGGAGAAGCCCCACCAACTAGCGTAGGCAAGTAAGAGCCGGTATAAACATTGAACTCTGCAACGTTCGAACCAATTTGGCCTTTTGTCCATGCGTCCGACTCTGGACGACCCTGCAGCGTTTGGCGAGCTGCTAAATCAGCCGAGAAGTCTAACGTGCTTCGGTCATTTAATAGGAAGCAGCGCTCGGTTACATAGCCTTGACGCTCATTCATTAATGCTTGAGCCTCTGCTATAAATGGATATCCACTTGTAGCTGTAGATTCATAAAACATTGAACCTTGAATAGCCATTGCATTAACAATGCCCTGATTAAGATTAGATGCTTGTCTTCGGCCTGACTCTTTACCGCGACGATTCCAGAATGTTAAGTCACGTAATTGATCTGCGCGTTGCTTAACGAAATCATTCTTAGGCTCACCCAATACTGCCGGATAAGTTTCTTCAATAATTTCTTGTTCGTCACCCGTAATATCCCAACCTTCGATAATTGGAGCGTGTTGCTCAACAGGACGCCAAATAAAGTTGTCGCTGTTTTGCATGGTTCCTGCTTCTGGTTGAAAAAATGACACCATATCAAGCATTTGATCTTGCGTCTCGAATGTTTCTAGAGCGTTCTCATATAGAACCTCTACAATTTTACCTGTACTAGACATAATAAATTTACCTTTAAGTTACCAATTAGTTACATCAACGCCGCTTGCTTTGGCTTTCCGCTTAAGGCTTACTCGGAATGATGGGTTGTCAGACTTTGCATATTGCTTTTGCATTGAGCCTGCTGGACCACCACCTCCACCTTCGCCTTCAACTTTTTCACCAGGAGCAGGGGCTTGACTTCTACGTTTGCCTGGCATTTGGATTTGAGATTGTAATTGACCTAAATAAACCGCCGCTGTTATCCCTGTTGGGTCAGAAATCAGTCTATTTTGTAGTTCTTGCAGCTTCAGAGGGTTAACTCCTAGCTGGTACATTACTTTCTCGCTACCTTCGCCAGCGCTATCAAGTGTTGATATGAGCACGTTTGTTATTTCGTCGCCGTGGCCTTTATTGAGATTATCCATACTTAAACGCACGATTTTATCAGCGTTTTTATAGGACTCTTCCGATACCTTGCCATCAGAAACTAACTTAGCTGCTCTATCATAATGATCATCTATGCTTTTCGTGAGTGCCACTTGCTGCGCTTGAGCCTGAGTGCTTTCTTGCTGCTTTTGATTGTTGGTTTGATAGTGTGTATTGAGTTTTAAATCAAACTTCTTATCGTTCCAATCATCAATAGCAGTATCATAAGCATCATCATCAAAATCAAACTGCTCTCTAGTTGGTCTTGGAGGCAATTGATTACTCTGCTCTTGCTGTTGCATCACTGGCGCGTTTCCGCCCTCTAGCTTTGCAATCCTAGCTAATAACTCTTCGTTTTCGCTCTTGGCTTCCTTTAAATCACCTTTAAGAGCCTGCGCTTGTTTGCGCCTTTTGGCTGCTTCGTGATTTGGTACGAAACCAGGTTTATGATCATCTTCTGAAGTCTCTGTATCTTCAGTTTGCATCCAGCTTTCAACCTCTGATTTTTCCTCACCCCCGTCCTCGGTGGGTTCAGCTTCCTCATTGGCCGCTACAATCGAATCATCAATCTTAATCTCTTCGCCTTTGACATCTTCCTTAATATCTTCAACTGGTAAATCTTGCTTGACTTCTTCTTCTGTTGCGTTTTCTTCTTTCAACTGTTTCAGAGTTAATGTAGCCACTTTTATTTTCCTCGTAGTGTAACGATAACTATAGTTAATTCACCAACTATAAAGGTGTAGGTCAATTCTACTATTATTTGGTTGGGATTACCAATTGATGGTGAGCGTGATTATTTTGTGGTGAGAGTTACTAGGTTTTAGGCAATAAAAAACGCCAGTTAAGACGCTTAGTGTGGATACTTATTGTAAGCGGTTACTTTATTGTTTTAGCCTCCATTATAAAACCTATAGTTTCGTCGTAAACCATCCTATCAACTCCTGAAACTTTTGCATTATTCATAATATCTTTTGCCTCGCTTAAAGCGTTAATCATTGATTCATCATAAGCGCATACTACCCCAATAGATTTAGAATGAAGTATAAACTCCTCGACAACCACACCTTGCCGGTCCTTGTGCTGAATTATTGCACCTTCCCTCCTTGCTGCCTCGAATAACTCTTTAGGCTTCTTTGATAGGTCGCTGGCGTTAAACTTTTTCATGGTTGGTCTCTAAGTCTAAAGGAAAAGGATCACTAACAAGGTATGATTTTCCTGATAAGTGCTCACTGTAGGCGTCAATTAAATTCCTAAATATCTCAGGGGCTGCATTTTCTATAGCTACATGCTTGCATACGCCCTGCTTTAGCTTTGTTAGCTCAATAGTTGCATCAAGTATAAGCTTCAACTCATCTGTTGATATTAGTTTTTCTGGATTATTTTTCATTAAATGGCGCCCCTATCAACTAGCCCTTGAAAATCATTAAGATCTGATCCGCTTCTCAATACGCCTTTAGCTGCCGAATTGCTAAAAGCCGACCTTCCGCCCCTATCCATTTCTGTTGTTGATTCGCCGAACGTGTATAGCTGACCGTTATGATCTTTAAATTCTGGAATCAGTCCAAAGTGTTTAGCAATGGCTATGGCGTCTTGCTTATTAATAACAAATGAAAAACTATCACCTTCAACCAGAACGCCAAAAGCACACGATCGACCTTCAACTATTTTATTAAAAGGTTTGGATAATTCACCTTCAAACCAATTGTGATTGGTTATGTCAAACTTGCCACCCTCGACACCTTCTAATCGCCTGTATTCTTCTTTGAATACCGCATTGACGTGCTCAACAGTAAATGGTTCAATCTTTTTATCCCAAAACTTATTCTTCCGAAACTTATCCTCAGCCTCTTTATTGAATGTTCTTCGCTCACCACCTTTGCTCATTTACATAGCTCCAGGCAAAAGAATCTTAGGACCTTCGTCTAAATCTGCGAACGGCTCTTTACCGTTAAATTTCTCATCATCCACATTGACGCCGTACTCCTCAAGGATTTCAGCTAGCGCCATAGCTCGACCAACCTGAATCAAGGCTAGCGCTGTATCCCGCTTATCTTCTGAGCCTTTCATTGCTTCAGTTGTGGCTATTGCTGTTTTATATTGTGAAAGCGCTTTAGCTTTCCAGTTTAATTTTTGTGTCATAATTTTTCCCCGAACACCTTAGTTATTGCTTTCTCAATATCATTTGCAAATCTTTCGCCCATCTTTCTATTGTTTTCTTCTTGCGCTACCGTTTCAGCGAGAACCTCTGGATTTGGCTGAACGTTATCAGAATTTAGTTTTTTTGCCATACCTTCGGCATATTTAATGAGCAAGTCATACGCGCCATCTTCAAGACTTCCGTACATCGAATCATATGCAATCAATTTTTTATCGCTATTATACCAGCCATATGATCTTAGGCCGTGAGTGTACGACTCATGTATTACCGATATTGACCTATACCCGACTTCAGCATATGAGTGAGGATGTACTATCCATTTCTGTTTATTTGCATTTATCATTTTAAGTTTCTTCTTGTCTGATTAGTCAGCCTAATATAGTAAAAGAATAGGAGCGTGTCAAGCTCCTTACATTAATTTACTCTTTGCATCAATCCTTGAGATAGTTTTTGAGCGTTGTCAATATACTTTCCTTGGGTGCCTGCTTGTATATCTTGAATATTAACTCCGGCAACTTGAGCCTTGGTTAATACATCAATGCGCTTGGTTTCTGCTTCGTGCTGTTTAATCGCATTAGCGTTAGCATCATTAACCTCATTCTGTAAGGCTGCTTGACCTTCCATCATCCTGGCTTGACCTTCCATCACCATTGGGTCGGGCTGGTCTTGATTCTGTTGCTGTGCTTCTTCAACCATTTGTATTTCTTCTGGTGTTTCAGGTTGTTTGACACCCATCATAATTAATTGCTTCCTACCGTAATCACGCAAATCTTTGAACGCCGTTCCATCAGTCATAATTAAATATTCGTTTAATAGAATGGTGTGCTCTGGTGTTCCGTGGGGTAATTGGTTCAACAATTCCTTAATCTCTTCTTTGTTCTGAGCCTTGACAGATTCAAATGCTGGACCTATATCGGCGTAAACTTCAAAGATCATCTCCTGGATATTGTTTTTTATATTTTGAACAACGCCATTATTTTGATCAAACACAATCTCTACTTGATTGATTGTCTCTGTTGACTTAGAGCCGTCTATTTTAACCAATACAACCTTTTCTTCAACATCTTTAATATCTCTCATCATTGAAGCGTAAACCTCACCATCACGCCTCATAGCGAACTTGTGGTTATCTTGATAAGTGTAAGACTGCATATCTAAACGCTTGTTAAGTGCGTTCAATGCTTTGCCAGAAATATCTACATCAGTTATATCTGCCGGTAGTCCTGCTCCTGCAACATCATCAACAGCTGCTCTAGTCTCACCCATAGACACCATTAATCCAGCCGGGACCTCTGGAGATTTAATGTAACCTACCGGACCCACTGGAATTTGATCGCCGTTTGCATCGGTTGCATTTTGCAATAAGTAAGGAAGATTATTATCTGCCCCTGATTGCTCATACATATCTTCAAAGCCTTGAACCTGCTCTTGTGTGAATATTGGCTTTTCTCTTGGGCTTCGACTAACGATGTCGGCCAAATAAGACATTTGAAAGTTTCTTAATCTTTGAGGGTCTTTCGCTAACCTTACAATCCCTTCATAATGCTCTTCGCCTTCTATAAATTGACGCTCACCATATTGAGGTATAACAGGCAAAAACTCACCTGGGACCTTTGTTGCGTCCAAAATACCTTCGCCGCTTGCAATGTATCTAGTTATTTCAAATCGTTTAATTGATTTTTCAGATACGAATTGCGCGCCTCTTTGTGCTAGCTCTTCTTCACGCTCGGCAAGTTGTGATTTCTCAATGATTATTTGTTCATTAAATGAATCAACATAGGTTAAGTGCTTAATCGTTATTTCTTTACGATGAAAAAATCGAGACACGTATATTTTTTTAGACTCGCTTATCCAAGGAAAGGTATAGCTATGCTCTGGGTATGAGAAGTTTGAACCGTCCGACTCTTCGCCGGTTAATCTTTTGCTTAACTTTCTATATCCGTCTGTTGAATAAGGAACCAGGCAAGAAACAAAGTCAGCATCACTCTTGTCAAGTAGCTTTGCGTTTGGGTCCCACATAACATTGTTGTTTGCTTCATAAAGTGGGTAGCGTTTAATTGTTTGGCGTTCGTCACCTATTCGGTTAGTCTTCCATTCGTTGCGCAATTCCCACGCAGCAACACCGCATACAACAGCTTCTTGATTAGCGTTCTTCTTGGCTTCTTGAGATGTATTATTCCTCATATCAGCTCTATACATACCGTCCATAATGTCAGCCGCACTATCATCAGTGTCATCCACCGGGTCAAAGTCTACGCTAATAGGGTTTGAGATTAAGTCGGTTATGATTTGCCTCATAGCCTTTCTGATAATATTGAATTCGCCGCGGTAACCTAAATCTGACTCAGATAAATAGGTGTCATCCCATTGAGTAACCCACGCAAATAACAGATCATCGGCAGACTTCAACCTTGTATCGTAGTTATTATTATATGCCGTTTCGTGAAGCCTTAGTAATTCAGCGTGATCTAGCATTTATCTACGTCCCATTGGTTTCATTGGTTTTGGCCTTCTCGCTTTCATTGTCTGGTCAATAATACCATGAATTCTTTCTGACATCATTAAGCCGTCCGAGCAGTTAGGAGAGCGGACCTTAAATTTTTCTCTCATTTCTTTCTTAGTATATAACTCGAACCTTCCATCACTTCTAGGTTTGATTGGCATTCTACATAATTCAGACCTTAGTGTTGTTAGGTTTTCACAATCAGAGCTGAATGAAATTAGCGTATCTGGGTCGGTCATTACGTTGTCAGTGATTGCTTTATACGTTCTGTAAATCCTATCCCTTGTTTTAAGATAACATTGAGCCCTGAGATTATAACAGACCATATCCCAGGTCATTTGTTTACGCGTGTTGGTTGCTCCTGACGGTTCATAAATAGCGTTAGGATGGTCAACTTTAGAGGCTCCATTAAATTGGTGGACACCAACCCTCTTTCCTGCCAAAGCTGCGTTAACATCTTTCTTAAGAGTTAACCCTAATCCACCCACATCCCACTCATAGTGGTCAGCATTTTCATTAATTGCCACACCTAAAGCCCAATCACTACCTTCATTGACATCTAAATCAGTTCTTTGGATAACGTTAGTGATAACATTTCCTTTTCTAATAACTGTAGCTTTTGGGTCGCCACCAATATCAGAAGGGTCATGAGTTACCTTTGTAACGCCAATAGATTTAAACCCTAACTTCAAATGAGCATCAATACAGGCGTCAAACCATTCCGGCTTAATTAATCCATTTTCAATGTCATCATTAAAGCCACCCTCCCATACCCAGTCATAGGTTGAACGAGGTAAATTTTCCAAATCAAATAACCTCTCTTGGTTAAGCCCTGAATCTAAAAACCAGGGGTTCTGATCCCAATTCATTTTTATTATCAGATGCATATCATCTTCATAGATACCATTAGCGTCTAACTCGGCTTGAAAAGGAACTATAAATCTTTTACTGAACGGGTCTTCGCTTGATGCAGGGTTGGCACAAAACACCATTTGCACATCGTCCATATTAATCTCATTGACATTTAATTCTTTTTGTCTTCCCGGTAAGCCCTTCATAGGTTTTTTTCTGGCTGTTGGCGTCAATGTCCTTAGTGACTTCTCGCTTAAAAACTGCGCCTCTTCTATCCACCAGTCAAGAAATCCGAATGCAGACTTAACTGAGTCAGGATTCCTGCTAAGGCCCATAAATCGAGCCATAGCATTATTATGAGTAAACTTAACGGTTCTTTCTGTTATGTCAGAATTATCAAGCTCTAATCTTTTGATCTCATCACTTAGGACCGCATGGACGCTATCAGCAATTGAAGATTGAAACTCTCGAATACACATTAGATTCCTTCCTAAATCATGCATTCCGATTAAACCATGATCGCCTTTCACAAGAGTTTTAGCTGAACCTCGACCACCAATTAAAGCCATAAATCTTTTAGGCTTTAAGAACATCTGCTTTACTGCTTCGGGGAATAATACTGTGGGTTCTTTAATTGTTGCTATCCAAGCCTTGTTAACTAAGTGGTAGCTACTAACAAGCTCTTTAGTGATCGGGCTAACAAAGCCTATAACTGTAGATTTGAATTTACCGGTAGCAAATAAGACACCATCTTCTAATTTTGATAGTCGGCTAATCCTGCTGGCTAGCATCTTCGATCGCCTTTAATCTTTCCTCGAAATCTGTTAGCTCTTGGATTTTTAACATTGATGAAATGCTATTTATAAAAATTTGCCCTATATCTGCGGGTATTTCTCCGTTAGCTATAGCCGACATAACGTCACTGGCTTGCTCATGAGGTTTGGCGTCACTCCTGAAAGTAAACTCAACATTTGGGGAGATAGCTTTTAGGGGTGGTTCAATTCGATTTAATATTAGAGTTAATAACGCTGGATTAGATGGATGAAATACTGGATCAACTGGCGGCTCATCTTCTTTCTGTTCTGGCTGAGTCCACCCACCAAGACCAATAGATACTACCTTCTCTAGAAACTCTTTCTCATTTCCACAGACAGCTTTTATAGCATCTAACATCAATGTTTTTTTAGCCTTCCCTCTAGGGGGCATTTCCTTTCTGGTTTCTTTAGTGAGAGACCCTGATGTTTTTTTTGCTGGCATAGTTAGACACAGTTTAGACACATAATGTGCTTATCAGTATAGCACGAGACAGATTAATTAGTATCCGCTGCGCTTTTTCATAGGCTTTCTAGCTACCTTTCGTTTCTTCTGTGCTTTCTTATTAGTCTTAGCTCTTTCGCCTCTACCCGGTAATTTATGCGGCATTATCTTTCCCTCATTTAACGATGATTGTGTTTGATTTTCTAGGTGCTCTTATCTTTGACATTGTTCGCCGTACATTGATCTGTGTGTCGTTACGCTTAACAAATAATATATTTTTGGGGTTGATAGGTGCTGATGGTGGTGACCCTTCTCTCCAAACGCCTTCAGCCCAGACTGAGGGCTGCCATACATTCGCTTTCCAAACTCCATCAACGCTTAGTGACATGACGACCCCTCTCTATACCGGCAGACATGATACGTCACCCCAACTTTTTCCTCTTTTTATATCTGACACAGAGTATTTGCTAACCCCGCATATCTCTGCTATTTCTTTTTGCGTGTGTAGGTTGTATTTTAGATACGTTTTAATTATTGATGCAATATCGTGAGTTACAGTATTAAAGTTTCTATTTCTCATTTGTTGCGTGTGCGTTGCCCATCGGCAATTTTTAGGCTCGTAATTTCCGTTGTTGTTAATTCTGTCTATTGAGTGCCTTATGGATGGCCTTTCCCCCATATCATCAACAAAAGCCTCAACGGAAGATAACCATTTATCACACACTGATATACCTCTCCCGCCGTACCTGTGATATTTGTCATTGTTTTTATTAAGGCATCTTGTTTTCATTTTTGACCATATCTTATACTCTGGAGTTCCAGACAATCCATGCGAAGTGCTCCTTTCTTTTATTGATTCTAAGTTAAGGCATCCACACGACCTAGATCCCCCGGACCTCAAATGATCCGCGCGCACTAATTTTTTCACTCCGCAAACGCACCCACAAAGCATTTTTAATTTGCCGCCACTTTTTGAGTTATCTTCACTCAAAACAATCCACCTACCAAATGACTGGCCTTTTAAATTGGTTGATTTACTCATGACAAGCTCATTAGACGACATCAAATGGTGCCGAATCGCCATTTCCAGTGATAACCACGCCATTAATCTTGTTTACATCAGAATTAACGTCACCAGCTCCAGAAATTACTTGCGCTGCAAAGTTTGTAGGGAATGTTTGGGTTAAGCTATAACCTGTTTTACCAATATTCCAATCACCTTTACCGTCTAATGCATTTGCTGCAATAGTAGTTGCTTTTATAGCACCATCATCAATGGTGTTTAGATTTTGAACTATCCCAACGTTAACGACTACCCCTACTGCTGTCTGGATTGGCCCTGATGTAACAACGTCAGTCTGAGCTAGGTTTTCTAAATCATCTAATGTGTTCAAAGTTCCTAATATTGAGTAACCGGTCTTGTCATTATTGGTGCCTACTTGAACGGCGTCTGATGTAAAATCAAAATAGCTGGCTGATGGCAATGTTCTAGCGTTAAATTGTGAGACTGATGGAGGCACAACTGTGTTAGCCGAATCTGTCCCCCTCATTGCTGTAGTTGGTATTGCTGAAATCTTAGTGTCGTTATCGGCTGATTGAGCTACACCACCTAGATTATTGAATGTTCCAGTATATTTTGCGTCATAATAAGATTGAGTTACAACATCAAAATTATCCCAAACGGGGAGAGCGCCCGCCACGGTAACGTTAAGCTTTAAAATTGCAGTCGTGTCGGAATCTGTAGTATTAAAAGTTGTTGTATAATATCCATCTATATCATGCGTGGCGTTTCCAGCCGCGTTCTTTTGAGCAAAAGCGCCGCCATCTTTGGATAACTGCATATCAGCCTGAGTTATGGTTAAACCTGTTTCAGGCGTCACCCCATCCGTAGAGTCAAGGAATGGCCCAAACCTTACTATCTGTGATGTAGACTGTCTTAGTTCCATTTTTTAAACTCTTCTTTGTCTGTATGAATTCATTATAACAGGTATTGTAAATGATGGAGCTACACCGCTAGGTATGAAGTAACTAGCTGGTATTGATGGTTTTAGTATTTGGTAAGGGTTAAAGTGTAAAGACTTTTGCTCTGCTTCTGATAATGATCTATTAAATAGAAATACTGCATATATATTACCGTTATCCATTCCGAACGCGGGGGTAGGATAGCCGGCCCATCTGTTTCCGATCCCCAGATTTATGGAAGTTTCCAAAGACACGCCGTTTGCTCCAGCCGAACCCTCTTGAATCCCATCTTTATATAGTATTGAGCTTGACTCTCCTACAGAAAGACCGATCGTATGGACTTTCCCATCAAACCACGAAGCATCTAATCCGCCTGTTACTAGTGTATTTGCAGTGCCGCCTACCCTGTATTGTATTTGTCCTGCGCTGTCTTGTATGAAAAAGTGCCAGTTTTCTGAACCACCGTCACGCCTTGTTATAACAGTATGGTTCCCGTCAGTAGTCGCGTATATCTGGATAATTGACATATTACGTCCAGATTTAGGGATCCAATCGTCCTTACCTCCATCTATAGAATCCGCTTCACTTCTATCTACAAAGCTACCTCTTTTAGCGTGTCCAGGCTGGGTCCCTACGCTTTCGGATGCTCCATGCAATAGCCCAACTAATCGACCAGAACTATCCGCAAGATAAACTTCAGCCAATCCTTTTGAAAGAGGATTTAACCAATCTATTTCGACTAGTCCAACAGGGTTTTTTAATTTATCCTTGAAGTCTGGATGAAAGTCTTTTGGTAAAGTAAGTAAGCCCATGATTACGCATGAGGCCCAATAGTCTTAGGTGTGACAAATATGTCCCATCCAGCCGGTAAGCTTTGTCCAGACTGATTCTCTACATAAAACTCATAGTTTTGTGAGGTTTGGTTGTTTGGTAGCGGTATTTGAATGTTTATATATTGCGCTGTTGTTACATCGTTCAATGGAAAGCTTCCAACATAAGTATGTTGGAAATTAGCGTCTGGTACATCTTGATCGTTTGCTGATTCAATATTTAACGGCCTGAGATATAGGTTAATAACACTGTTAGCATCTGGAGCGACTGAGAAATTAGCTAGTAAAATAACGCTAGCCTGGGGCGCGTCGTCATCGTTAACCCATGTTGACAAATCCCCAGCAATACTAAATGCCGCATCTGCTACCGCCGCACTAGTTGTACCAAGCGTGTCTTGAGTTCCAAAAAACTCTATTGCTGAATCAGTACCTATAGTCATTATGCACCAGCCTTGGCTTTAACTAGCGTTTCTACCGCCGCGTCAACAGCCGTCTGTATTGTTGAGTCTGTGGCCTCTAGTATCTGGGCTACAGTGGCGCTTGAATTTGTTGCTAAAACTGCCATTAGTGCTTTTTTAGCTTCCGCCTTCGGGCTTGTGTAAGCTTGAGCAACCCATGCATTGTTAGCTATGTTATCAATTAAATTGTTAGCGGCTATAATTGTAGCAACTTCAATCTTTCCTAATAATTCGCTGTCGTTAAATAAACCCCTTAACTCTGTGTATGCTGCCATTTCTTCACCTTTTCGTTTAACTCTTTATTTCGTTTTAAATAGCGTTTCCGCCTAATATCTCTAACTTCATCTAAATCAGTTTTTAATCGTTTTTCTTCCATTCTTTTATGCTTTTTTCAGCACCTCTAGACACCATGTAGCCACCCAGACCAATTTTAACAATATCTAAAAGTGCGGCTATTTCATCAGGGCTTATGTTTGGAGCAGTAAAGCCAAGCCAGTGAGCAGCAACAAGAGCAACAAAAGTCAACATGGTGATAGGCCTCCAGCTTCTTGTTAACCAGGACTCGCTTGTAGCTTCTGCGGTTATAACGCTTGCGGCCGCTTCTAATTCTTTGAGCTTTCCGCTTTGGATAATTGCTAAAAATTCAAGCTGTTTTCTGTCTGCTTCTTCTGGGTCAGGAAACCAATTAGATATTAGCTGCTTTCCCATATCCATTAGTCCGCCTAAAATTGGAATTGGTATGCTCATAATCCTAAATCCTTTGGGTCAATATAATTCTCTTGCAAATCTTTTATTTCTAGATGGATATGCTCTGTTATTTCTGGGTATCTGCCGCCTAACTTTTGTGAGGATCCTATAATGTCGTTATCAGTAACGAAATCACCAAGTGATACAAATGGTTTAACATAGAAAACCCTTACATTGTAGCCTTCTTGGGTAGTTATTTGGACGTATCTAAATGATAGATCGTTACCATAAGGATAGCCGAGTTTTGTTACTTCACCTTCTACCGGTGAGAATATTTGCGAGCCTGGTACACAAGCATGGTCAACACCGTTATGAATTCTAGAGCCTCTACTTGCTCCGAAATGTCCGCAGCCAAAAGAATCTCTTTCTCTTAGTGGTGCTATAAACTTCATCTTGATAGCCACGCATAAACAGTGCTACCAAAAGCAATCAGCACCCCGCTTAATATTATCCCTATAGCCCAAAAAAACTTTTTAGCTGCACTATAAACACCTTCACGCTCTTGTATTGAATCTTTTATCTCTTTGCTGTCGGACTTTAACTCTCTGAAGGTGATTGAATTTTGTTCTTTATCGTTGTTGTACTGAATGATGTGTTCTTTAATCATACCTTTGGTTATAGATATGTCTTCTTTTAGAAGGATATTAGTTTGCTTTATATCTAAGCTTATCTCTTTTAGCTCGCTCCCAATCATCTTTATTAGATCTTTTTGGGATTCTCTTGAAATCTCGAACTCTTGCCTTGTAACGTGATCTGCGTTCATGCCATATTCCTGCTAATATTCCAACTCCAACCCCTGACACGAAAAATCCGATCAATATAATCGGTATCAACTCTCCATCGTTTTTCAATAAAAGCTCTAACATGTTGGTTTAGTAACCCCAAGTAAGCTAATTCCATTAACATTATCGTCCTCACAACGGCTGTCTTTGCATCATAAATGTACATGTATTCTGAATCAAAAAAGCTTAAGGGAACTGAAAGATTATACGTCATATTCATAAGAATCAAAGCTGTTATAACAAAATGAGATTTCAGCTTATACAATAAAAACATAATTGGTAGCTGAATTGTTGCGTACATATAATAGATAAACCACCTATTCTCAGACCTGAAGTCCAAAAATAAGTGGTTATAGGCTAACTTATGCAGGAGAAACTCTACAAGCACAGCTAAAGCTATAAATTTATAATCTTTAACCGTACTTCCGTAAAGCAATGCCGCAATTATTATGCAGTAATAGAGAAACATTACGACCCGTCTTTTTCTCTTGGTGGTGGTGGTCCGTCATCATCATCGCCGCCCATAACAGGCTCTAAATATTTCATCACGCTACACTCTCTAGTTTAGGTAGGTCATAAAAATGAGTTAATACAATGCTGTGCAGTCGAGCTAAAGCTACTGCTTGTTGTGCTGTGCCGATACCCTCAAGGACGGTATTACGGCCTTTTGAGATCCGCCAGCGCTTGTTATTCGCTGACAAAGTATGCATTGTATTGAATTCATTGATTAACCTTGTTAAGTTGAATACTTATTTTAACTTATCTGCTTGACAAGCACAAATCGTTAAACTTCCCCCGTAATTATTTTTGTTTATTAATTAGCTCAACAACACCAAGTAAAGCCTCTCTTAGCTCTGCTTTTGACGCGCTGTTTTTTAATTGAAAATGCCAGTTATCGCCATCATCAAAATAGAATGATATTCTTGTTTGCTTTGCCAATTTATTCGTTTGGCTGAGTTCGCCGCCAAATTCATCAAAATTTCTTTTCTCTATGTCCATTAAAAATCTCCTATGTTTCTTTAAAGAATGGTTTGTTAGGGCCAAGCAAAGTATGAAGCTGTTTATTTTCACGCTCAAGCTCTTCAATTAGCACAACAGCTACATCAAGAACATCACCACAAAAACACCCGTTATCTTTGTCCTTTTCTGATAACAATCTCATTCGCGCCTTCACTTTTTCGCTATCTATTTTCATTAAAAGTTTCCTATAATTGGTTGCAGTTGCAAGGGGCGGGAGGTGAATCGCTAATATTGCAATCATGCCGATGCTCTTTACTGCCACTCAAAGCAATATGCTCTACTCTAATATAATGGTTAAATATGCTTCTGGTTTCACATAACTGAGCTAGTGCTTTTTCTAAGTTTTCATAATTTTCAGGGTCAAGGCTTTCTACTCCCATGTTTAAAATTGTGGCAACTGCCTTTGCTTCTGTTGATTCACTAATATGTAATTTAGTCATTTTAACTTTCCTTGGTTGTTAAAGCCTAAAAACTTCTCTGTTTGGAAGAGCTTCGCCATTGGGCATAAATAACTTATATCCATCACTGGTTATACCTGTTTCATACCGTAATAATTGAAGCTTCTCGACTCTTTTTCTATAAGCCTTATGGTCGCCCTTACAAACATCTGATTGCGTATCAATATCATCAATTAAATCGAATAAAAACGATATTATTTCCCTGTCAGTCTTCATAAAAAACCCCTTGGTTACAGTTCTTTAAATACATGAAACACTAACGAACCCTCTTGAAAGGTGTTTATGTATTCTAAGTTTTCTTCATTGATTGAGTGTCCAGTACCATAAACCCTGATAGTAATATATTCACTTCCCTCCTCTTCTGAATCGACTAGCATCCACAATTGAAGCTCTTTATTTTGGAGTTGAGCAGTTAGTATCTGCGCCATCATTGGCACCTCTATCGACTGGGTGTCTGTGACATTTAATGTATATTTCCAAATTGTTTTCATCGTT